CGGCGCGCTTGGAGAATCGCACTGTCGCCTTGCCTTGGCCGTTCTCGATCCACGCCCGCGCGATCACGCCGATGACGTCGGCGACGGTGAGGTCGCGGTGTGAGTTCAGCAGCGGCGCGGAGCCGCTCGCCAGGCGGCCCATACGGATAGCGCCCGGCTCCATCGAGAAACGCATTTCGTAGGGGCCGCGCGCATCGTAGCGGCGCACGGCCGCACCGGTGTACCAGGTGAGCGTCGCAGTGCGCTCGTCGCGATCGGCTGGAGCGAGCGCCTCAAACTGCGCTTCCAGCCGCTCTCTCGTTGGGGTCATTCTGAAACTCCTTCTGTTGGGTGCCGGATTGCGTGACGCGGCGCGGATCGCAGTCGAGCACGATGCCGCGCTCGTCGAGCATCCGGTTGATCTCGGCAATCTGCTCGAGCTGCTCGTCCGGGTCGTAGCCCTGCATGGCGATCGCCTGCCGCAACGTCAAGGTGCCCGTGCGAATCTGATTCAAAACTGCTATCGAATCCTTGTAGGGATCGACGCTGCCGAACCCCGGCGGCGTCCACTCGGCGCGGAACGGCCCTGGATCGGGGATCACGCCGGCGGCATAGGCCACCGTGAGGAACCGCTTCCATACCGGCGTGCAGAACATCGGGATAAAGGTCAGCCAGCGGAATCCTTCGATGCCGTTGCGGAAGCTGAGCAGCCCTGCGCGATAGCTCGAGTAGTTAACGCGCGAGAGATCGCCGGTTAACTGCTCGTAGGTGAGCTGCAAGCCCGTGGCGATTTGAGCCTGCTTCGCGGCGACGTAATCCCGGTATCCGGCGGAAGTCGATGGCGAAGCGAATGTGATCTCCTCGCCCGGCTTCAGGTACTCGATCATGCCCGGCTCGAAGCTTTCGACTCGCTTGCCCGTCGCAGGATCCGGGGCGGCCGGCGCGATCGGCGGTCCCTCGGGACCCTGCGGCTGTGTCACGAACGCCGCAAAACAGGCCTCGATCTTCTTGCGGACCAGTTCGGCTTCTTCGTACTCGTCGAGGTCGCGCAGCGTGACCACGACGGGCGCAAGCCACGGCACGCCGCGGACCTGACCGGGACGGTCCTTGCGGTAGATGTGCAGCACTTCGCTGGCCGGCACGCGGACGGATTGCAGCGACGCCCCGCCGCGCACGCCAGTCTGCACGATGTCGCCGGGATGCTGGCCGTAGAGCCAGTAGAAGATGCGCCGGCCGACCAGATCGAACTCGACGCCCTGGATGATGTAGCCCGTCTCGGTCTTCTGGGTTTTGGTGTGGTCGAGGTAATCCGGCTCGAGCACCTGAAGCTGCAGAGGAACAGTCAGGCCGTCGCTCTCGCGGCGCTGCCGGAAGCGCACCAGGCATTCGCCGCTCTCAAACACCGTGCGAGCGATCAATGCCTGGAGTCCATAGAAATCGAGCTGCCCATCGGCGTCGCATTCGTCAATCCATTCCGCCCAGGCGGCATTGACCGCGCGGTCCACATCCGGCACACCGCTGCGCGCTTGCGCAGTGATGCCCGTGCCGATGGCATTGCCCACCACCTCGGCTACAGCGCGCGCCGCATAGGCGTTGTTGCGAATCAGATCGCGCGAGCGTTCGCGGAGCTTCGATAGGGCCACCGCGATCTCGGCGTTCGCGGAGTTGCCCGTCGTGATCCATCCACCGGTGCGACGGTCCGTTCGGGCACCTTCGTAGGCCAGGCGGATCAGGTCGCCCGCGCGGCGCGCGCGCAGCCGGCGCAGCCCTGCTTCGGGCGAGATCCAGGAGATCGCCTTATCGAGCCAGTTCATCCTTTTGAGGTCTGGGCGAAGCTGAAACGGTCCGTCGCGGTTCCGGCTTCGGCTGCCAGTGATTCCTTGATGACGGCGCGGGCCTGAAGCAGTTCCTCCATGGACCGATACGTCACAGTGCGGTCGCCGAAACGAACGGTCAGCTCACCGCTCGCGATCGCCGCTTCGATCGCATCGAGTTGCGCTTGGGTCCACGCCATCAGCTTTTTCGCCGCTTAAAATAAAACGTCGCCCGCGTGCCAAACTCGCGCACGACAGCCACCAGTTCCCACCCCTGCGCGCCGTGCTCGGCGAGCAGGTCCGGCGATTCGGCATCACCAGTGACAACCAGGTACTCCCAGGCGCCAGGCGTCCCCTGAGCGCTTGGCTGACTTCTGACCCTCATCGCGTGAGCCACTTCCTTCCTCGATTGCCCAGCCAGCGTTCGCGGTCCCGATCATCCTCCGGCACGGGCCGGGGCCGGTTCGCGGCCAGGATCCGGTCCGCTTCGTTGTCGAGCGACAGCCCCATTGAGATGAGGGCCCGCAGCGCGGCGTAAGCATAGACGCGCGCGTCGAGCGCCTCCTGCCGCACGCCGGGCTTCGGCCGCCACTCGCGCTTGGGCTGCCCCTTGGCATAAGTGGTCACCAGGACTTCGCCCAGGAGCTGCTCGAAGTACGTCTCATCCCGATCCGCTGGAAAGTGCGAGTAACCCGGCGTGCCCGGCGTCGGATTCTTGAGCCGCCCGTAGATTGTCTCCTTCGCGGTGTCGGTGCCAACGATCCACGGCTTCTCGCCACGGATGTTCTTCGCCGTCGGCTTACGCTGCCAGACTGGCAGCGGGCCGCCTTTGCCCTTCACAGCGAAGATGCGCCGGTGATACCGGGTCCGGCAGAACTCATACACCGCTTGCGATTCGTAGCCGGCATCGATGGCGCATGCGGAGATCGGAAGCGAGATGCCTGTCTCGTGCGGCCAGCGGCGCTCGAGGTAAGTATCGAGCTCCTGCCAGACCAGCGCGCCCGAAGGATCGCCCGGCAGCACGCGGTACTCGATCGACCACGACTCCTCGCCGCGCCCCCAGCCCACGAGTTCCAGCTCGAGCCGGTCCTTCTGCACGTCGACGCCTGCGGTCAGTACCGCCACGCCGTAGGGAACGACCGCGCGGTAGTGCTCGCGGCGCGCCATGACCGCGGCTTGGTCGACCGTGGTCTCGGCCGCATCGTCCCACGGTTCGGCGAGCACCGTGTTCACAAACTCGCGCAGTGTCTCGATCGACTTCTTGTCGGCGAGAAACTTCTTCGCCAGCGCGCCCCACTTGCGCCAGGGCGAGTACAGGCCGTTGATCCAGAACCCGGCGACATCGGTCACCTCGGGCCGCGCCGCGCGCCACTCGCCGGCCTTGAGCATCTGGTGCTTCTGCCAATCGGCGATCCGCTTCGAGCAGTGCTCGCAACGGTACTCGGCCTTCTCCGGCGCATCCTTGGGCCAGACGAGGTTGTCCCAGCGCAGCACCTGGAACGCGCCACAGTGCGGGCAGGGAACCCAGTAGCTCTGCTGGTTCGAGTTGAGCCATGCCTGCTCGATCCGCGAAGTGCCCTTGATCGTCGGCGTAGAGCAGAGCACGATCTTTCTGTTCCAGAAGTTGGCCGTGCGGGTGATGGCCAGGTTCACCGGATCGCCTTCGCTGCCGGCACTCGCGGGATACCGGTCCACTTCGTCGAGCAGGCAATAGCGAATCGAGCGCATCGCCAGACCAGCGGGCGAGTTCGCGGCCGCCAGGGTGATGTTGCCGCCCAGAAACTTCTTGTGCAGGATCGTGTTGTTCGAATCGCGCGAGCGCGCATCCGCCACCTTGCCGCGCAGGCACGGCGTGTCGCGCAGCATCGGCGCGAGACGGTCTTTCGAGAAGGCCTCGGCATCCACTTCGCGAGGCTGGACCAGCAACACCGGCCCCGGATCCAAATCGATGATGTAGCCGAGGAAATTCTCCAAGAGAGAGCTCTTGCCCAACTGCGCCGCCCACATCATCACGACTGTCTCGTACTGGCTCGACGGCCCCATGGCGTCCATCACCGCGCGCTGATATGGCGCCCGATCGGTTCGCCATTCGCCCTTCTCCGCGGCCGACTCCGACGACAACCACCGGTTCTGATCGGCCCACTGGGAAACCGTAAGGTCCGGTGGCGGCGCCAACACCTCGGCCGCCAGAATCTGGATCTCTTCAACGCGCATACTGCACGTCAGCACGCAGCTCGTTGACCAGCGCCCGCGCCTCCCGCAGGATCACCTCGCGCACCTGCCGCTCGTCGGTCAGTGCAGCCACCTCGGGCGCTAGCCGGTTAGGCCAGGCCAGGATCCGGTCAACGATCAGCCGGTAGATGGCCGACCAGCGCTGCTTGACCAACTCCGCCTCGACGAGCTTGCCTATCCGGACGTCGTACTCTATCTTGCGGAGCTTGGCCTTGAAGACCATGTCGGCTGTCTTGGCCTGCGCGAAGGTCGTGCCTGTGGGCGTACTGTCGGCCGGCGCGGCGGCCACGCGTTCGGAGACCGGCTCGGGCCGGTCGTCGAGCACCGCATCGGATGCGGCGGCGTCGACTTTGCCGCCACGCATCACCAGCACCCCGGCCTTCGCCAGCCGGCTGATATACTGGCGACTTTTGCCGCGGTGCCGCGCGTACTCAGCCTGGCTCATCAGCTTATCTGACATCTCTGGCCCTATCTGTTTGAAACGTCGCGAGATTCGGATGGCATGCCGGCGCTGTCACTATCTTCCACGGCGCAGACTCTGGCGTCATCTTCCCGCACCACCGCTCTGGCCCACCGAATTTATCGATCACGCGCAATAAATCAATCTTGCTCTTCACCGTAACACGCCCGGCGGATATTCCAACGCTACCGGATGCGGTTAATGCGCGCTCAACTTCTCCAAACTCATTCCCACCGCGAGTGGACAGCATCGATAAAACGCGCATTTCAGGAGAAAAAATCCTCGTGCGTTCGGCCATGATCACGCCCCATTGGCGTTCATCCCCACGCCCAAACACACTGGCCCACTTCGCGCGATAGTCTCTATCCCAGTGAATCCCCTCATATTGCATCGGAGTGTGCGGCGCCGGCATAAACACGCTCGGGGATGGCTTGAGAACAAATCGCTCGGCTCCATCCAGCGATCCCACGCGCTCCAGTAGGGTCTTAAACTCCATCCAGTCATCCTCGGATTCCCCTGGAAGGTCGAGAATGATATACCAAAACATCCCCCTACGGCCACTCGTGATCAATCCCCGCACCGCATCCACAATCTGCTCGTTGCGGTACGGCTTACCAACTAACCGCCTCAGACGCTCGCTGATGCCCTCAATACCCACCCGCGGCACACTATCATCACGCTTCAGAACCCGGTCTAACCTGACATCGCTATCTACTCGCACCTTCCCGTAATTATGTGCTAGGACCGTGATCCTATCATCGTGACTATGGATCGTTGGCTCCGGCGCAAACAACGACACGCGAGACACCGACGTATTTCTAATGGCCTCCCGAACTCCATCTAATCCCAGTTCCCGGTAAGGCTTCCACCACGTTACCCCACAGAACCGGCAGGCGAACTTACAGCCGCGCGCTATCTCGATCCGCCCAATACCGTTTGTCTCATGGCTGAATGGCCGCAAAGAATCGCATGTGTTCGCACTTACCCTTGTCTTCTCCTTTGTCAGCACGCAGTCCGGTATTTCACCGGACAACAGCCTGGGTAAAACACCCTCACCGTCTCCAACTACAACGTAATCGGCAACGCTGAGAAACGGCACGGGATTCTGTGTTGCAATCCCACCGACGACGATTCGAGGTCTAGAGGTATCATCAAGCCTAATGCCTGCCTTCCGAAGAAAGTCTGCAATCAGGTAAATGTGTTCCCACCAGAACGCCGAAAAGACAACCCAATCCACCAGGCGCGCCGTGCGCGGCGTGATGCGGTATACCTCATGCTGCTTAGAAATCTCATCCAACACCAATGCAAGGCCATATCCGAAATCATCACGCCCTAGTGTTAGATAACCAATCCTCATTCGGCTACCTTATAGGTAAATAAGTACTTACGCCTTAGGTTTTCGATGGCCGCAATGATCGCATCCCGGTTTCCCAACCACACGACGCCGGGAACCGATAACGCTATTTGGATGTTCGGCTCAGCCGCATCTCCGTCTACCTCATCATTCGCTTCGTCTGGATCAAGTTCTGCAAACAAGGCCCGTAATTCATCAGGCTCAAACCCAACCATGCCAAGATTGACGTCGAGATCCCTGAGCGCCGCAAGCTCCGACCGCAGCAGCTCCTCATCCCATCCGGCATTCTCGGCCAGCTTGTTGTCTGCGATCACCAGCGCCCGCCGCTGCGCCTCACTCAGGTGATCGAGCACAATCACCGGAACTTCGCTCAGGCCCAGCTTCCGCGCCGCTTGAAGGCGCGCATGGCCCGCGATAACTACCCCGTCGCTGCCGGCAAGGATCGGATTTGTCCAGCCGAACTCCACGATCGAGGCCGCAATCTGCGCGACCTGCTCCTCAGTATGCGTGCGCGGATTGCGGGCGAATGGAACCAGCCGGTCGACGGGCCATCGCTCGATCTGGATATCCGTCTTCATTTTTTGAATCATGAGTAATTCGATAGAGTGCCAGCTTCCACAGCTGACAGTCGCAGCTCGAATCGCGTCTCCAACTCCAACGGTTTCATAAACCTATTGGGTCAAACGGTTGGCCCGTTACTGCGTGGACGGGCGAAATCTGGAGCGTTGCCTCGAGGCGTCGCAGGATCACATCGCAATAGGCCGGGCTGATCTCAACGCCATAACCGGCTCGATTCAGCAACCCGGCCGCGACGAGCGTCGTGCCGCTGCCAGCGAATGGATCGAAGACCACGTCTCCCGAATCCGAAAAAGCCTTGATGAAAAACTCTGGGATGGCGCGCGGAAACG